GGCGATGTATGATTTCACATCGTCACTTTGCGTTGGGGTGACCTGGAGACTCCAGGCTCTCACAGTTTGAAAATGCACACATTCCAGCTTGCTCAGGCTGGGAGGGGGCGTGGCAGTGACAAAAACGCAGCGGTGCTTTCCTAAAAGCATAAATTTCTTGATTTGATTATAAATCGGCTCAGAGAAGTGGGCCTCGTCCACCATATAGAGATAACTAGGGTCCAGTAGGTTCCTGGTGAACAAGCACTGGGGGGTAGTATATATCACCCGAGCGTTTTTATTAGTGACGAAGCCATCGCAGGCTGCGGATATGCTATGGTCGGAAAAACTTGACACATACGCATGAAGAGATTTGACCAAAAGCTTTCGGGGCTCAATCACAATGATCTTCCGCTCTGGCGCCTTGTCGGCCAACCAGTCAACCATTTTTGTTGACTTCCCTGTGCCAGTGGGTGCGGAAACCAACAAAGACCGTCGATCAGACTCAAGCCATGGCAGGAGGTCGTCATAACTGGTGGGCACCGAGTTAACGAACCAACCCCGAGCCTTATACAGGGCTCGATCCAGCAAATAAGCGGGGCTGATCAGCTGAAAGTCAGCCATAAGCCAAAAAGGGACATCGATGTGGCCCAACGCAAGGCACACAGCATGGTCGATAAGGTCAAAATCTTTCGTCACAGGGAAGTCAACAACCCTACCGTTAACAGCGAAATTAAAATCCCCAAGCCGCTTGGTGATTGCATTGACCAGGTCAAGCAGTGTGGGCAAACCCACCCTGCGCCCTCTCCAAAGGTAGTAAACCATGAAAAGGTTGTGCCTGGCTCTAATGGTCACCTTGTCCGTTGGGTCATAGTAATCAAACGCGATGTCGGCGTCCAAAAAGGCATAAGGCGTCCGGCTCATAAACTTATCGAGGACAGCAGCGGACGTGATTTCAGGATTTCGGTCCTTAATAAGCTGCGCAGGCCAAGCAATATACGGCCTAAAAGCCTTCTGAAATAACCGAAGGGGGCCAGCAGCAAGCATGCGATAATTCAACACATCAATGGAAGCGGAAAGCCAGTCAAACCAAATGCCAATATAGTACGGGGAAACGGTTCGGACGGCTGCCTCATGCTCCCAATCACCTTCGTCCTCAATGTGCTGCAACCTCCATGAAGGGTTGTACCATTGGGAAAGGAGCTGATTGTAAGTGGGAATCCGTTTGCCCGCTGTATTAGGGTAGCGGGCATGTATGTCACGGATAATTTTTACAATGTCCTCATATATGTCAGGATGGTGCGCGGTGAGCTGCAAGTACCCATGATACCGCTTCAACAAGTAACTTGGGTCATCACTCTTAGGATCAGCCAACAGTTTGCCTAGCAACTTCTCCCTGTTATGGAACACAATAGTTGCAGGGCGAAGGCCAAGAGGGCCGAGCGCAGCTAAATCAGCAGCATTGGGCAACCTGAAGCACTTCGAAAGGAACTCAAGGTTGTAAAAACTGCCGGTCGCCTCATGCTTCAGCGTGACACCATACCGGGCCAATGCCACCTGGATGTTCCCAAAGTTCCATGCGACAGGCGCATCCTTGCTATAAGACAAGATGTGATCGTCGCCGAAATTTGACAGGACGTTGAACCGTTTGAATTCATGGGCCGACAATCCTGTGAGGTCTTTCCAAGCAGTAAGATACAACGCTTGCAAAGCCACAGAATTCTTCCGAGTGGTTTCACCATGCCCAGTGGTCAATCCAGAGGGTTTTTCATAGATCTCACCAGTCGATTGAGTCCACAAAGGCATTGAGTCCAACTGCAGCGTGTGGATGTCAAGGATCGTTGCGATCAACTCGTACTGGTCATGGCCTTGAAAACCCCTTTTGCTTAGTTCGGCCTCTAACTGGTTGAGCTTCGCATTCAAGGTGGAGTCGAAGTCGGCAAAATCGCCAGCTTCATGCACATCCATCATCAAATGCTTTGCAGCAAGCCTTCCAAAGTAAAAACCGGTCAGGGGCATGCCAACAACAATACCAGTGTCAGGTTTTGACCTATGGTTTTGCTCAAACCTGATGTTGCGCGACGCCGCATAATGGCTCAACGGCGCACCGCAAATCGCACGAACCTTGTCGAGCAAAAACTTGGCGGGTTTCAAGTACTCAAGCTTGACAGAAACATGGGTGACAGGCACGATTTCGGCAAAATTTTGGGCCAAACGGTCCCACATTTGCCTAAATTTTCGATACCCGACCTGCTTGATCAACTCGGCGCGCTTCACCTTACGGCCCGCCCCATCGACCATGCCAAAGCCAAGAGCGTACTTCTTCACAAACTTGTTTATCACAACCCGAGTGGGCGTGAGGAAAGCATTCTCGTACAACGGGGCGACAAGAAACCACATATCTTGTAGAAGTGGCAACGGGTTCCACTCCTTATTTTCACCGTGGAAATAACGGCTAATGGACCGATATTCATTCTCCACAGTGGAATAGGTGCCAGTGAAAACGTAAGTCGCAACATCATACTTTTTCCGAAGGTCGTCAAGGAGTTGCATGCCGAAAGTTTGACCTCGCACAACTCCAGACGCAGCCTTGGTTCGGCCAAAGGCCATGGGGTCGCCAGAAACATACACCTTATCATTCATCGGCCAACCGAGATCCTTCATGATATCGATGCCATGCTGGATCGCAGAGGCAGAAGGCGCATGGTACGCACGAGAAACAAGGTCGTGAAGACGCACTTTTGAAATCTTTGTGACCACCAACTTGGTGTTCTGAAAGAACATACGCCGGGTGACACGTGTTCGCAGGCTTTTCCGGCGCTGAGCGAGCCGAAAATGCCTGTTAATTGAGGGCCATACACCGACTTGAAGAAAGTAGGAAAGGTTCAAAGCGTCGACAAACAGTGCGAAAACGACAAGGACCAGCCCCTCTCGTGCGGCCACTACTAAGACAGTGGCGGCACGTCCAAGGCCGTTCCATAAATCGCGCATGGCATCATAGATCTGCCGTGGGGCCACAATGAGGCACAACGCGCCCCACAAAATCCAAGGGAGCCACGACGCGAACCACCACCAAATTCCAAATAGCCACTTGACGAAACGCAACAGCAGGAAGGTGGCGGCACCAAACAGAAACAAAACAAAAGGCAAAAACTTTACAATGGACGCAGCGAGGCAAGTTTGCCAGACAAAGCTGAAGAAGATGTACGGTGCGAGACCCCGAGCAGGGGACCAGCCAACCAAACCAGCCAAAACAACAGTGAAGCAAAACTCACCCCAGAAGTACCCAAAAATGTGTGGGAGCAAATACTCAACCAAACACCAAAAAACAAAAGAGTTTGCATATAAAACATTCATTAAAACAGTGATCATTAAAGTCATTAAAGTGAAAATTTGTGCAAGCGACATAGTGAGAGAAATTAAGATTTTTGCGCATGGCAACAAGCAGTTTGATTGCGTGCCAATGGGAATTGTCTTAGTATTGGGAATGGGGTCTCTTCTGGGGTCTCAGCCCAGTGAGATTCTGCCAACCATACCTAAGGTGTCGCCTTAGACCCAAAGAACACGCGACCAGGAACTGGCCGGGCGTGTGGCGTTCAAATGCCGAAGATCAATGATCTATAAACAGTGTGTTGCTATAAGCGGTAATTAACCTACATACACACAGGGAGCTTTACGG